CTGACTTCTTGAGTTCTACGTTCTGGAGCTTAACTCTGGCTTCCTGTAGCTTTTGGTAGACGAGCCATTGCTGCTGTTCTTCTTGTTCCTGTTGACGGTTATCCATTATTTATCCTTTAGCGAATTTTTTATTGAAGATGATATTGTTAGATTGTGCTTTCTCATTAGTTTGTACCTTTGTAGCCTCCTTTTGCTCACGACGAACACGTTCAAAAGTTTTACGAATGTTTGTTTTGCCAGACGAGACATATTTAAATGAAGGGTCTAGGATTGATGTCATAGGCTGTCTAAAAGTAACGATAGGAGAAACAACAGAAAGATGACTTTACCAGAATGACGGTCAATGAAGTCAGCTAGCTTATCGTCTGCTCTGAATAGTTTGTTCATTGTTCTTTCGCTTTCATCATGTAATCAGCCATTTCGTATGAAATCTCTGCGGCATCACTCATATTCCAAAGCAGTTCACCATCACTTTTTTTCTCAGCTAAAAAAACTTGCATAGCTTTAGCAGCAAAGTAGTCACGCAAGTCCATGCCCTCGCTATCGTCAAACTTATTTACTGCTTTAAGTGGAAATGCTTTCATACGTCGCTTCCTTTATATTCACGGTCTTTGCGTTCTTGGTAGATTTGATCTTCACGCTCGAAGTAACGATCTTCCTCAGTTTCCTCGTACTCCGGTAAGTTCTTAGCCTTAACGGTACGGTTAATCATTCCGATAATGAACCGTTGCAGATTGTCACGGAGTTGGATAGGATTTTGATGATGCTGAGACCAAACCCATAACATCTGCGAGAATTCTTCACCAATATCAGCGGCTGTCATGTGGCAAAGTACATCATCAGGATGACCCTCTAACAACTCATAAAGCAAAAATTGCTCGAATTCTTGTGCGTTCATATTTATCCCCTAGTAAGTTACCGCCCCGAAATAGTGCCACAGATCAATAGGTGAATGTAAAATAATTTCTATAAAGAAATAGGAATCTATAGGAACATTCTATTACCAACCATCAACATTCTGCGATAATGAAATACGAGAAAACATTGCAAAAACTGAAAGAAACTCAGCCTAAGCTCGACAAGTACCCAGAGCCTAGAACGATAACCCCTAGAGGACAGCCAGTTGAAAGAAGAACCTTCAAAATCCTTAGCAGCAACGTCAAGCGACAAAACTGGAACGATTAAGAAATACCATCACGGCCTACGTTATTGCGCTGGGTGTAAGAAGTCTAGGTCATCAATCCAATTCGGAGACCTAGAGGTTTGCAAGATTTGTCAATTACGAAACATTAAGGTATAGTTCATCGGGAAGGGATAGGAAAGATCATCCGAAAAACCGTCTAGTCACCGGTCTGCCCAACCCACCTATTTAAGTGACTATAGCTTTTGACTGAGGCTAATATGTTTTCATATCATCACCATATCGGCGATTTTCGCCGTGATACCGCATCACTATCTGATACTGACGCAATGGCTTATCTCAAGCTGCTGTGGATGTATTACGACACAGAGCAGCCGTTACCGGCAAATCCTCAACTACTGGCTTTTAAGATTGGCTCAAACGCTGAATCCGTTCAGCTAATCCTAGATGCTTTCTTTACGTTAGACGGGGATGTTTATCGGCAGAAACGCTGTGAGGCTGAAATTGCTGCTTATTACGGCAGGAAAACAGTTGCTAGAGATAACGCAAACAAACGCTGGAAAAATGCAAACGCATCACAAAATGATGCCATTGCATTGCCGTTGCATAGCGATAGCAATGCTATAGCTACCAAAATCGATGCTAACCGAGAACCGATAACCGAGAACCATAAAACAATAAAAACAAGTAAACCGGACGTAGAACGTCCTGACGATATTCCTGAAGATTTGTGGATTGATTTTCAGAAACATAGAAAAAATAAAAATGCCCAGATCACAGTTAGAGTCATAAATAACTTGAGGAAAGAGTCTGCTAAAGCAAACCTTAGCTTGTCTGACGTAATGGAAAAAATGATTGTGAACAACTGGCAAGGATTTCAAGCAGATTGGGTGAAATCAAAAGAAACTAAGCAGACAGACTGGTGGATGAACGACAGGAGGATCAAATGATTGGAGACTTACTAAACAAGCTGGAAAAGGTTAAAGGCTCAAAAGGTCGTTGGACTGCTTGTTGTCCTGCTCACGTTGACAGATCACCAAGCCTTGCCATAACGGAAACTGATGACGGTCGAATCCTGCTCAAGTGTTTTGCTGGATGTAGTGCCTACGAAATTGTAAAAGCCGTAGGAATGGACTTGACAGACCTGTTTCCTAACGACAACAATCTAAGTTCCCTTAAGGAAAAACATTTTAATAAACCAGTACGCAGACCGTTTTACGCATCAGACCTGCTGAAAATAATCCAATTTGAAGCCCTTTTAACGTCCGTAGCGGCGTTTGATTTGAGTCAGGGTAGGGAAGTATCAACCGAGGATAGAAAACGGCTTAAAACGGCTCTATCCAGAATTAACGAAGCTGTTAGTTACATTAACTAGGGGAAACTATGACGATTGAACTAGCCAGAGGAGAGGCTGAGGAACTGCTGAATATTTTACGGATGGTGTACTCAAATCACGAGCTAACGAAGATCATCAGTAATCGGCTAGCCGGAGATGTACTGATTGAGTTACCACCTGAGCCTGTTGAGGAAAAGCCTGTTGCAGAGTGGAAAGAACTGTCTACGGCAGAGATCAAGACACTTTGGAACGTAACGAAGAAACCTAGTGAATTTGCCTGTTTGCTGCTGGCTAAAGTTAAGGAGAAGAATTATGAGTGGAGACCATAATCGGTATCAGAAAGGCTCTGTATCACAGCAGCCTGAACAGGAATGGAAGTACAACCCAATGACAGGTGAGCCGTTAATTGATGGTTGGCCTTTGTATTCAGGATTGCCACAGCGGGAGTGGCAAGGTCTGACGGATGAGGAGGTTGGGATGCTGACGGTGTTTGATGGGCTGCATCACGTTGAAGTGCCGTTGCTTGCTGAGTTTGTCCGCGCCATCGAAGCCAAGCTGAAGGAGAAGAATAATGAGTCTTGAGGCAAGAGCGATAGAACTAGACGAGGCTAGGAAGGCTCGAATCCTAAAGTCAGAGAGTATTGACGTTGAGAAGTACTTACATTCAAACGACGTAACGATACGGGTGAAGAAGGCTAGGGACTGGCTGGATTCGGTCAAGGAGTCTTACCTATCAGAAACAGTAGAGAAGAAGATCGTCATGCCTTGGGTCAGAACCCATGATTCTTTTGCCTATCGTGATGGTGAAGTAACTGTCTACGCGGGTTCTAACGGTGGCGGTAAGTCGCTTATCACGGGTCAGATAGCGTTGAGTCTGGTCAAGCAGGGTCAGTCGGTCTGCATAGCATCGTTTGAGATGAAGCCTGAGAGGACGTTACAGAGGATGCTTAGACAGTTCTCCGGGGAATCGTTGGATGATCCGTTGACTCACGACAGGGCAGGATTTATTACGAAGATGGTTGACCGGATGGACAAGTTTCTATCTGACAAGATGTACCTTTACGACCAGCAAGGAACTACGTCACCGGAGAAGGTGATTGCTATGTCGAGGTATTGCGCCATAGAACTAGGCGTAAAGCATATCTTTATCGACAGCCTGATGAAGTGCGTCAAGAACGAGGATGACTTTAACGGTCAGAAATCATTTATCGACGAGCTAACGGCATTGGCTAGGGATCACAACGTCCATATCCATCTAGTCCACCATATCAGGAAGCAACAGTCGGATGAGACACAGCCGAATAAGAACGACCTGAAAGGGTCAGGGAGTATCTCGGATCAGGTGGATAACGTCTTTTTGGTCTGGAGAAACAAGAAAAAAGAAAACCAGAAGAACCGGGGTGAAGTGATAGACGAGACACAGCCAGATACCTTCCTAATGTGCGAGAAGCAGAGGAATGGGGACGGACAGGAGTGGTACGGACTTTGGTACGACAGTCTAAGTCAGCAGTTTGTGGAGAGGATAGGAGCGAGAATTGACTTTGATAACCGAGGAAGTTTTAAGGCATAGGGCTGAAGTCCGTCAGGTTCTGGCTTGGCGTACTGAGGACAGGGGCAAGGCGATGGACTATCTGGCTAGGGTCAAGGGTGACAGGCGGGATAGGCTAGAGAAGGATTGCCGAGACCAATGGGAGCGTGGAAACCGAGGTAAATGGGGGGATTGGCGTGGTCTATAAACGAGTGGATTCAACGCAAGCACAAATTGTCAAAGAGTTAAGACGTTTGGGGATGGAAGTCGAGCATCTTCACGGGGTAGGCAAAGGATGTCCTGACATCTTAGTAGGTTGGAAGGGCAAAAACTGTCTGCTAGAGATAAAGAAGGACGATAAGGCCAAGCTGACCCCGGATCAGGTGCTATGGCATCACAGTTGGAAAGGTCAGGTAGCGGTGGTTACTAACGTAATTGATGCGGTTAAAGCGGTCAAAGAGGTGTGCCGAGAATAGGATTTACCTATAGCAATACATTTACCTATAGAAATATATTTGTTGACGCTCCGAAACAGTTTTGAGAAGATACGTCCATACCGCAGATGCGGGATGACTAAGGGGAACAAAATGCAATACGCAAATCACTATATGTACAGCGATGTTGAGCCGTATGAAGTTGTTCGCATCGTCAGCGAAAAGACCATCGAAATCCGTGCCATGAAAGCAGAACGCGACGAGTCAGTAAAGTTGGAGTTCCACGTTGGCGGCTTTAGCGCACATTGCTCAAATCAAGACCAGCAGAAGTGGATCATCACCAGCGACGAAACAGCACCTATCAAGCGTATCCGTCTTGGTAAGCGTGGCTGGAAAGACGCACACGGTGGTCGTTACGGTTTGTCTGACAAGCCGCATAAAAAATACGACTACAACTTTTAATAAACCAGCCGGGGGAAACCCCGGCGTTCTAGGGGAGCAACATGGAATCAATCAAAATCGAAGGTGTAGAGCAGCACCAAGGCATTTACGTTGACACCATAGGCGAGGATGTCTGGGTAAACATCATAGTCAGAAACGGTAGTGCAAATCTCTGCATAACTCCAGAGAACGCTGACAAGCTGGTTGAGGCATTACAAGTCGCTATTGGTCGGGTGCTATATGCAAGTTAATCCGCACGAAGCAATCGACTTTATCTACAGAAACTCTACGGCTTACGCTAAAGCTAAGGCTGAGGTAACGTACCTAGAGGAGTTTCGCAAGAGCAAGAAGGCAATCTTATTTAGTCAGGCTATCGGTAATACGGTAGCTGACAGGGAGAATCAGGCTTACGCTCACCCGGAGTATCAAGCCTTGTTAAAGGGGCTTCAGGCGGCTGTAGAGGCTGCTGAGGAGCTTAGATGGCAGTTGATAGCAGCACAGGCTCGGATCGACGTATGGCGGTCTCAGGAAGCCAGTAATCGGACGATAGATCGGGTAACTCAATAGGTAGGGGATAGACATGGAATACACAATACCAGACGATAGTAATTTGGCACAATGTGAGTATTGCGGTTGGGTAGTAGACTGGGATGAGGTTCCGAGGGCTAGGGACTTATCTGGCGAGATCGTTACCTGCTGCGAGGAATGTAACGAGGGCGAGAGTTTCGTCAATTATCCGAGCAAAAAATTTAGTCAGGGGGTCGTATGAGTAGCGTCGTGGCGGTAACTAGGAATTTAATGCTAAGAGGAAGGATTGCTAGTTTCCATCCGTTAAAAGATGGTGTATTAAATGAAATGCGTGAAGAATTTGAAAAAATCTTATTGGAAATGTCAAAAAAGCATAACTTCATTATTTTTATGACTGAAGCTACAGAAGATGGTCACAAGGAAGGGTAGAAAAGAAATTGATTTACCGGAATAAAAAGCTACTTGAGAGAGCCAGACACCTACCCTGTCAGCATTGTGGCAAGGAGGATGGTACGGTAGTAGCAGCCCACTCGAATCAGTTGCGAGATGGGAAAGGAAAGGGTATAAAGGCTAGTGATTATCGAATTGCTAGCCTTTGTTTTATTTGCCATTTGGAACTAGATCAGGGCAAGAATCTTTCCAAGCAGCAACGGCTAGAGATGTGGGAGGAAGCCCATCGTAAGACCGTAGGGCTACTTTTTGAACGTGGCTACTTGGAGGTTGTATGAAGAAGACGAAATCCGAAAAGAAGATGAGTAAGGTCTACAACGAATTTAAGGCCGGGACACTACATAGTGGCAAGGATGGGAAGGTTGTTACCAACAAGAAACAAGCAGTTGCAATTATGCTATCAGAAGGTGGCAAAGCAAAAAAGGCTAAGAAATGAAGCCGGGGCTATACAGTAACATTGCAGCTAAACGGAAACGTATCGCTGAGGGTTCTGGCGAGAAGATGCGTAAGCCGGGAGCCAAAGGCGCACCAACAGCAGCAGCCTTTAAAGCAGCCGCTAAAACAGCCAAGCCGAGGAAAAAATGAAGAACGGTCAAAAGAAATCTGACAAAGAGTTGCTAAAAGAGTATCTCGACGAAGAAAAAGAAAAGAAAAAGAACGGCGTTAATGAGATAGAAATCGAGATCAAGATTCCTATGGGTAAGCAGAAGCGGGGTAAAAATGGCCGCAGCATGGACTAAGAAGGCCGGTAAGAACCCTAAAGGGGGCTTGAATGAAAAGGGCAGAAAGTCCTACGAAGCTGCAAATCCCGGCTCTGATCTTAAGCCTCCTGTTAAATCTGGCGATAACCCTCGTCGTGCTTCATTCCTAGCTAGGATGGGTAATATGCCCGGAGCAGAGCGTAAGCCTAACGGTGAACCTACTAGGCTACTTCTAAGCCTGAAGGCATGGGGAGCTAGTTCTAAGGCTGATGCTAAGGCTAAAGCAGCCGCAATATCCGCAAGAAACAAGAAGAAATGAGCCATCAGAGCCAGCTAGACTTTGTTGCTAGCGTCAAAAAACAATTCCCACAGTATTTTTTTGAGTCCAAGGTCTTAGAGGTAGGAAGTCTGGACATAAACGGTTCGATCCGTCAATTCTTTGTAGGCAGCGATTATGTTGGGGTTGATCTTGGCGAGGGAAGAGGGGTTGATGTGGTGGCTAGGGGTGAGGAATTGGACTACCCTGACAATAGTTTTGACGTTGTTGCTAGCTGCGAGTGCTTTGAGCATAACCCTGAGTGGATAAAGACCTTTAATAATATGGTCAGGATGGCTTCTGGGCTGGTT